ATATCGCAAAATTCCTGCTCGTGAATATCGAAATACTTACTTTTATCTACTCCGCAATTAGCAAACATTTCAAGTATTTCGTCATCAGAATACTCTTTACTCATTTTAACTTCCGAAACAACAGGAGCAGTAGGAACAACTGATTCAACCGCTTTAATAAACGAGGGTGCAAATGTGTTGTATTTTATCTCAACTGTTTTTTTGTTCAATTTTTCAATTGCCCATTTTAACGGTTCGGTAACAAATCGTTGCGCTGGTTTAACGTAATTATCGACAAACAACTCATAAGCGATAGTCATTTCCTCTTGACTACCGAACATTTTTTCTGACATAACACCGAAAAGAGCTGGCGAAATTACGCCATGCGCAACCATTATCTTATTTTTAGTTTCCTTATTTTGCTCAATGTAGCGTAAATGTAGGTCGTTACCGTTTATCTGTTCCACTTTCGTAGCTTGGTCTTTTCCCTCACCCCTGATAATCGTCATGCCACCTTGCGTAGCACGATTAGACCCCATTTCCTTGATTTTTTCGTCTTGCTTTTTATCTTTTTCCTCATCACCAGTAGTACCCATTCCTAGGTAAACCATCGTTCCGCCCTTCATACCGTTAACGGATTCAGCGTAGGTAAAGAAATCCATTTCGATACCTGCCAAAATAGGCACTAGTCCACTAATGTATTTAGGCGATGGATATGCGCATTTCGTTAACTTGTTTCTTCCGTTTACGTTTAAAATGCGTTGTTTCGGTTTTTCATCATTCACAAAAATACATTCAGTATCTAGGTCTGTAATGTAGAAAATTGACTTGTAACTTTTGAAGTTTTGTTTTGATCCCTGCTGGCTAACCGACCAATCGTCTGAATATTCAAACGTGATACCACTTTCGGTAGATCGAATCATTTCACGCTCGATAGGTTCAATGAACCATTCCGATACTTTGGCGTTTCCTTGTAAAACAGTTCTCTTTTTAAACACAACCGCCCAGCCCCAAAATAATTCAGCATCTTTAACCAATAAATCCAGAATTTCGTTCAAGGAATACGAACCGCCTTTATTTTCAGATATAGCTACGTCGCTAATTGTTACGCCCCCACTTGTTATAAATCTTACTTTCTGGTCTAAAATACCGCCATGCACTGGGTTATCCTGTGCTAATCCAACGAGCATCTGTGGATAAAGATTGTCTTTGCCCCACTTGATGCGACCTTGTGAAATTATTTCCTCTGCCTGTGGTTCTTCGGCTGCCCGAAACACGTAATTAATTGAAGATTTCGACATTATTTTCGCTTGTATATTGTTTCGCATCGGCATCCATTTCTTTTAGTAATCTCATTTTTCCTTGTTCAACTAAATAGCCGTTATTCGTAAAATCGGTGTCCGTTTCGTCGGGCATTTGGTAAACGAAGTATTTATAATCTCCAACTATTCCGAGCGTGAAATCTAAACCTTCGGTAATAAGAAATTTGTTGTAACTTTCGGGGTAAACCGATAAGTCTGTCAACAAACTAAATGCTTTTATCGTCTTGCTTTGTTCGTTCTGGAATGATATTAACCAGTTCTGTGGCATCGACGAGTTCCTCAACTCGTTTAGAGTTAAAATTACTTGTTTTTGTACGTTTTTTTGAAGGAGTATCATTGTGCTTGTTTACTAATTCAACATTTTTTTGAGTATCATTGATATACCCTAAAAGTTTGTGATAAATTTTGCCCATTTTTTAAAGTTTTAATAAAAAAGGGCAGGCAATTCTACCCACCCCTTTTTTTATCTTTTTGTTTAGATTAAACCGCTGGCACTAACAATGCCGCTACGATAGCATCTGAAATTTTCAACGGTCGTGAAGTCTGTTTTCCAGTCATAACCATATCATTTCCATTAAAGCCATCGAAAGTAGCCTCTAAGGTTCTGTTGATAGCAACCTTCGCGCCTTTTTCGTGGAAGAACAATTCATTCGTTCCATCGTTACATTTTACAATCGTAAACACACGACCTGCCTGTACTTCCTCAAACATTGTTATCATCCCAGCTGTGTTGCCGTGCAATCTTGCGTTAACCGCTAAATCGAAAGCAATCGCCTTATTTGTACGCTCACCAATCTGGTTAGCTGTTGCACTTACTGACTCTTGTTCTACTAAAAAGGGAAACATTTGTTTACCCGTTTCAAGTGTAAACGCTGTTACCTCCCCAGCTGAATGGGTGAAAGTAGCAACATTTGAAACACCAGTAGAGCAATCAGCCATAGATCCAACGTACAAAGTGTCCACACCTGCTGGTGCATCACATAGTGCCGTGTAACCTGTTGTTAATTCACTCATTTTTATTTATTTTTTTAAGATTAAGCTAAAACCAACTTAGTGAAATACTGCTCTAAAATGATATTTCCACCCAAACGGAAAGAACTTTCAGACTTCAATTTCTCATTATAGTCATCATACTTCACATCGAAAGTCATATCGTCCGCGGAATCCGTTCCGACGTAACAATATTTAGGAACGATACCGAACATTTTATCCAAACCGTTAAGTTCCGCAACCGTAACTAATTTGATTCCAGTTAAAGGAATTTCAAACTCAATTGTTCCGCCACCTGTTGGAATAGCAACTGTGTTGTAAGGGTTGGAAGCGTTCCAAGCTTTCAATACTTTCATCGCTTCTGCACGACCTGTATGAACCTCGAAAGTTTCACCGTTATCCAAAATTACTGAATCAAATTCTGTCGCCATTCTATAAGCCAAGTCGTATGCGTTTGAAGCTGTTATAGCTGTTTCAGTAGATGTAACTGCCGTCGCTTCTGCTTCAAGAATCTTAACCAAACCATCGAATAAAGCAAGTTCAGCATCTCCCGAACCAGTATCGCCAAGAACGTAAACACGTTGTGCTTTCTTTTTCAACAATGAACCCAAGTAAGCATTGATAATCACGTCAAGGTCTGCTGGCAAAGAACCATCATCTTGTCTTTTCATTCCAATTCTATTCAAAATCTCTGTGAATTTTCCGTTCAAAGTTTCGTTACAAAACTCGATACCCATATACAAAGGTTTCACGATTAAGTCTTTTCCAGTTATGGAAACAGAACCATCAGGATTTGGTGTACAAGCTACTTTTGCTTGTAAAGCTACGTCGCCATTTAGCAACGCAATTGTTCGTGTTCCTTTGATTCCTTCTTCCATGGAAAATCTGCTTAAATAGCTAGATTCCTGGATAAGGTCTGCGATAATATTTGGCAATGAATTTCCTTTGTACGCATCAAGCGTGGAAACGTCGAACCCGAATTTATCTTTTAATGTATTTTTAAATTGTCCCATTTTTGTTTATTTGTTATTTTGGCATTTGTTTGATGATATCGGATACCGACATTTTTTGATTTTCTCCTGTTTGTTTTGTTTGTTTGTTAAATTTTTCGCCTGTTATGGCATTAGCAATTTCAGCTTTTAAAGATACATTTTCCGCCTCCAAAGCATTGAAACGTTCTTCTGTTGCACTTACAAATTCCTTCATAAATACGGCTTGACCATCTGGTTCAACTGCTTCTATTTCCGCTTGTACTTCTTCAACTTGTGCGTCTTCAATTGCCGTAACTACACCTGCCGCGTCAACTGTTATAATTTTCACTGCGCCATCCTCGAAAGTAATCTCATGTTGACCCTCTGGCGCTGGAATTTTCACGCCATCTACTTCGATTTGAACAACTACGCCTTCGATTAATTCACCTTCAAAAAATACGATTACTCCATCTGCCGTAGTGGCTTCTGTAAAATGCAATTCTATTGGTGCAACCTCTGGAGTAGCTACTTCCACCCCGAAGAATGTTTTTGCGTTTTCCCAAAAATTTGGTTTACTCATTTTCTGTTTATTTGTTTTGATTTTTACTCTTACTTCTCTTTTATCAAACCACCCCTCAACGCTAAAACCTTGAAATTTCCCAGACTTCACGTCATTCCATAAATTATCGTCCTGAATGTAGTAGGTTGCAAATAGCGAACCATCTGCTATTTTTTGTTTATCGAATATCTGTGGAATATTTGGTAGTCTATCGTCTGAATTACTCGCTATGAACCTTGAAACTTGAAACGCTTCTTTTGTTTCCGTAGCTGAATCGTGTTGGGTGTTTACGTTATTTGCAAAATTGTTTTTAGCGATTTTTAGGTTTATAATCTTAACCGTTTGCGCATCAAAAATAACGTAATGTTCACCTAAATCCTTTGAAACCCTACGGATAGGCATATCAACAGCTATCATACAACCAGTAACCGTACGCTCTTCTTCGCTGAATCTGTATAATTCCAATTGCTCGTTGAAAGCTATGAATCCACGCATATGCGCTGGAACATCAACCAATGAATTGAAATCCACTCCAGTTTCATCGTCTTCATTGACTTGAATTTTGTAATACTTTGCGCTCATACCTATTATATTAACGTAAATGTCTAAAAAATACAACCTAGCCGAATGAGCTAGTTACTTCAACTGTTTGTGCGTTAGCTAGTCCTGCCTTAATATCGCTATCCACAATCACCACTTGTGTAGTTGACCCAGCCAGTTGACTTGTTTGCGATGATTCTCCGAATGTGTCCGTTGTAGATGGACTGTCAATGTTCGGAGGAACGACCGCTGGCAATGAACCAAAATCCCCACCTTCGTATTG